TGTGGTTACAACAGGGTATCAATCCGGACCGTGGCGGCTGGTCTCAGAAATCAATAGGATTTGATAACGGCTGTAAAATTTTCTGTGCTGCTAGTTCGTCTTCTGCTATTCGTGGTAAATCCGTTGACTTAATGCTCGTGGACGAATTTGCTCACTTGCCGGAACAGGATGCTGACGATTTTATGATGTCGGTTATTCCGACACAGGCTTCTCGTAAGACAAGTATGTTGATTCTTATTTCGACGCCTAAGGGTATGAACCAGTTCTATAAGATTTGGCAGAGTGCTCTCGCCGGTATCAATACCTTTGTTCCGGCAAAGATTGCATGGAATGAAATCGATGGTCGTGATGAAACATTCAGGAAGAAAGTTATTCGTGACCATGGTATTAAGTTCTTCAACCAGGAATATGCTTGTTTGGATCCGAATGAAGAAATTACTGTTCAGGACGAGGCCACAGGTATTGTTTTAACTGACAAAATTGGTAAAATTTACGAATTATGGCAAGACGGTTTCCTTAAATAATACTATAAATATATTAAGGAAAATTGCTAGATGGTTTTTGGAGATTACTGTAATAAGATTAAGAATATTTTAGCTAGAACTCATCGCGATGTGAGTATTGTTGACTATAACATGGAACAAATTTTCGAAGCATATATTAACGATACTCCCGCCTCCAAAGTCATTGAAAAACTATATAAATCTATGAATGAAGCTACAGCTGATACAGACTTTTTAAAATATAAGAATCGAGTACATACGATTCTTGAAAAACTGGGATATGATAAATCCGAACTTGATAATAAGAAGGTAACTGATACTATTTCTGATTTGTACGATACAAATGAAGATGAATACGCATGTGCCGAAATTTGTAAGGACGAAATCGACAAGGCACAAGAACTTAAACCCATTAAATTGACTTCTCGTCAAGTACAACATGTCCGCAATAACCTGATTATTGCATTACATCCGGTCAGCAACGCTGCTTTACTAGATTTAAATGTTTCTCCTCAAGGAGCAGTGGTTAAAATCAAGGTTAGACTGACTCAGGGATTGCAGGAATTACATACCGACGCCAAGTCATATATTAAGGAAGTCCATAAGTATCTTCGTGCATTTTTGCTTCAGAATTCAAATACGGACGTAGATTTCAAAGTAAAGAGTTATTCAATTAAATTTAATAATTTGTATTGTACATCAGAATTTTTTATACCTTTTAAGGACACTGATGGAATACCGATACAACTGTTTAATGTGTATGATATTGCCAGAATAATTAAATCACACTTGAATGTGTTAGAAACTTTTAGTGAACAATATAGGAATATAATTAAATAAAAAATCACCCTTACGGGTGATTTCTTTTTAACACTTAACATTTACATTTCCGACCGCGTGCGGAGCGCCAGTAACGATACAGTTTGGTAAGTTATTGACGAACTGTTTTGCCAGATTTTTACCGAGCTGAACTTCACCTGCTTCAGAATCTACCATGATATTTCCGGTTTCAGAATGAATATTGATTTGACCGGTAGACTGGGCATTGATATTTACGGCAAGTTCAGATTCTACTGTAATGCTTGCCGGTTGTGACGCACCGCCGGCAGTAATTGTAACGGCACCCAACGGACTGATAGAAATCGTAGTACCAGAACGGTGAACGAATTTGGTTTCACCGGTTGTACGATTCAATGTCATATATTCACCCATATCAGTCTGCATGAGAATCATCTTATCCGGATATTCTGCAGGATTGATAACGGGAGATTTCGCTTTTTCTGTAATGTCGCAGCTAAATGCGACAGAATCGAAAATCGGTTTTTGAATGTCTCCATGGTCGAAATAACCGCGAAGAACTGTACCAGTTTCCGGAACGATGAAGTTACCAGCCTTGGAACCGAGATAGGAAATATCAGGAATAGCCCAAGGCAAGGAAGCTTCTGGAATATCATCATACTTACCGATAATAAGAACTTTTACACGTCCTCTAAAAAGCGGATCTTTATTATCGATAACATAGCCCGTCCAGCGGTTATGGTCTTCAGGAATTTCATAACTTCCGTTTAAAAAGTCGTCAAAACTTTGACCGAAGTTTTCTCGAAAATGTTTATAAAGTTCACTATCGTTTTTTAACATTTGTCACCTTACTTAATTAAACTACCTTCAGCAGTAATAGTATCACGAACACCGATAATATTTATACTGTACGAACCATTGGCAATCCAAGTATGAACAAGCGAAGCGACAATATAATCACCGGTATGGATAGATACGTCATTCTGCGATGTTCCAGAAAAATCAATAGTGATTTTATCGGAAAGCTTTACTCGTTGATTCGGTTCATAATCTTTAAGAGTCTGAGTATTCGAATCATAGATGATAGATGCGAATACTTGGAAAAATCTTCTGATTAATGCCTTATTGTGTAACGGTGCTAAATCATAATATTGATGATTTTGTGCAAAGTGAACGTCATTACTTATCTTGTTAATATTTTGAACATTTGATGCTGCACGGTTTGAAATACCGGTTACAAACGGAGGAGTAGTATCGCTATTTGAATATTTTCTGTAATGTTCTGGAATACTGAAAGCGCCAGAAATCATTTTTGTCAATACTACAGGTTTCATAGACAATAATTCAAAACCATGCATCGGGTTAAAAACATAGGATGCTGTTTTATTACCGCCGTCATTGACGATAAATCCCATATTTTGAACAGAACCTTCACTGTATGCACGATAATTTGATGCTGCAGTTTCATCATTATTCTTTTGTAACTGATGAAGTTTCGTAGTTTCCATATATCGACCGACAACAGATTTGTCGCCGCAAGTTCTAACAGAAGTTAGATAGAATTTTCCAGCTTTGTCAATATAGTAAAATGGTGCGTCGTCTTCGCCAAACCATGCATGATTTATAATTTTCTTGATGAACTGTTCATATGTATAATTTGTACTGAGCCAGTTCATCTTGTCTTTTGGATCGTTTGTATATTGTGAAGACGGTTCATTGAAACCAGCTGCAGCAGCGACTTGCAATAATACTTCTTTACTTGAAAGTGATTCCGGCATAAGGTCCAACGGTGCAATCTTTCTTGGCCAGAAACATATATTGCTTAAGAAAGATAATGAACCATAAGTACAATCAAGAGTATAGTTGTAACGAATATTCGGCTGGAACGTAGACTGAACATCTTGGACAGTAAAGACAGATTCGATATACGGCGCCGGAGTAAAATCCAGCTTTATTCCTTCTGCTGGTCGCGGTGTAACTTTGATATAAAGTTTTTTACCGATTACAAAATTTATTTTTCTAAAATAAAGACCTGTATCAAAAAATTTGATATGAAGTTCTGGAAGGGAACCAAAAATATTTTCGCTTAATGAAAAACTGAGAAGCTTTTCTGTTGGAATCAGGACACCAGATTTTTCTTTTTCATTATAGTCGTAAAGAACGACAATATCGCAGAGCGAGCTTGTCTTCGTAGTACGATTTAATTCATCTGCTTCGGTTATACTGTAGATGACTTTGTTTCCGGTAGCCATATTAGATTCCTATTTCCATTCCCTTTGCGCCAGTTTCCCAAGAGGAGAGTTTTATTTTTTCGTCATTGAAAAACTTTAAAAGTGTTTCAGGTTTTCCGTCATTTTCAAAACACTTGAAACCGTTATTATTGACCATCAAGAGATACTTTACATTTCTTAAGTATATATAGAGCTGCATTGCGCCTACGATATTGAAAAGCGTATTGTCTGATAAAGTATACCTGTAAAGCTTGGCAAATTTCTGAGCGATTGCAAGAGATTCAGAAGAGATATTCTGGAGTCTGCAAAGTAATTGAGAAAGTTTGCTCTGGTCATTGTTTGTATGTCTAATAAGTTCTTCAAGTTCTCTAGCGCAGTCACGGTTGAAAAATCTGTAATTGGTTCCGGTATTATAAACACCGAATGCCGCAGAAAGAACATCGTTATTCATCTGCTTATATTTGATACCGTCACCGCAAATTTCAGCACGAACACCCTTGACTTCGATTCGTGCGCCCTGACTTGTATCAATCAAGTCACCTTCTTTTCCGCTAAAACAAACATTCTTGAAAGACGAGACAAAAAGAAATTCACCTTTACCGATAGCTGGACGAGCGGTTGTAATTTTTAATGCGTCTTCGATATAACCATCGTTAAGATAACCGTTCAAACCGGATCTCGTTAAAAAGTCATTCCATGAAATACCGCTGATATTTTGGAATTTAAATGTATTTTTATTTAAAAATTCGAAAAAAGCTTCCGGAGAAGTTTTTAAATGTTTCAAAAGAAGCATGCCGTGTTGGTTGGCAATATCCTTATGTTTCCCGTATTTTTGCGGGGTCCAGAAGTCATTGAGAAGCTTGTTTAAACTATTAAAATCCATACATTATTTATAAATATAGCATGGGTTTATGTAACGTCTACAACTTTTCCAATAATAGAACTGTTAAGCTTTCGGACTCATATAGCGTCCAGGTAAAGCTTACTGATTTGGATATGGCTAAATTTAAAAGTGTTGTCGGTAAATATTCTTGGGCTACTGATGACATTTTGACATTGCCGGAATGTGTAAGCGTTACTATTCCAGAAGTATCGTTAAAAGCTGAAACTTACAAATACGGCAATAACTCTAAGGTATATGTTTATCCTGATTATGAAAAACCGGATGATTTAAAGATTGAGTTAATCGAACATGTAGTTGAAAGATATACAGATACGAATACAAAATATATCGGTGTTGTCGAGCTTTTGGTAAATATCTTTCTTTCTAAACTGTTTGACGCCGCAACATATTCATATAAGCTGACAGACTATATTCCAGAATTAAGAATCATTGTACATACTAATGATTTTACAGATAGAGTATGTTATTATACGTTCAAGAACTTGAAATTGTCAACATATTCAAAATACACATTGGATTATAGTAGTTCTGACCTTTGCAAGTGGACATTGGTTTTTTCGTATCAGGCTTATACACAAGAATTTAAACCGAATGCTATCCTTGCGGCTAATGATCTGTTTGGAGAAAACAAGTCTATTTCGATGTTCTCTGACCATGAAGAAACACCTGTAATTACAGAGCCTGCAGAAGAAACAATTACTCCTTCTGAAGCTACTGCTACATTGGAACGTCCTGCTGATGAACCTACACCTGTAGATACTGAAACTGCGGAAAATAATACCGAAGCTATCGATACTCCGGTTAATCAGAATGATAATACGGATAAGATTGACGAATTGGCATATCAGATGATGCGCGGTAATCTTGGAAATGGAAAGACAAGAAAAGAAAATGCTAAGACTGCTGGATATAGCGATGAAGAAATTACCGCAGCACAAGCTATTGTTAACCAGAAAGACTGGAATGCACTTAGAGACCGTCATAACGCTCGTATGGATGCACCGGCTGAAGTAGTTACCGCTTCGAATTCTAATAAGGTGGAAACTACAGAACCAAGCGTTACTACACCTTCTAAAGCGGTTGAGACAACGCCGGTCAATACCGATGCTTTGGCTAATGCGGCTACTCTCGCAAATGCTAAGGATTTGACCGCCGCTAATGAAGGTACTTCTACTGTAATGAAATCCGATACAGGAAAGGATAATAAGTTGACTGCTGGTTCTGACGATAGAATCGACGAACTCGCATATCAGATGATGCGTGGTACTTATGATAACGGTAATCCTCGTATCAAGAAGACACTTGCAGCCGATTATACGGCTGAAGAACGTAAGGCAGCACAGAAGATTGTCAATAAGAAAGAATGGAATGCACTTAAGGATCGTCATGATGCTCGCGTCGCGGCAGAAAATGAACGTAAGACTGAAGCTTTGGCAAACGCTAATAACGGATTGACCCGCGAACCGGTAAAGAAAGAAACAACCCCTGTTGTAGCAACAACTAATAATCTTGGCGGAGATTCTGCAGATGCGGCATATAAGGCAGCATTGGCTAAGGCTTCTGAAACTAAGCCTAAGGAAAATACTGTATTGGCCAGTGCAATGCCTACTCAGAAATCTGATACTCGGGAAAAGAAAACAAATACTGAGTCTATTTCTACAAAGACTACAAAGACCAAGGAAAATGGAAAGACTGTAACGACAACCACTACAGTCGCACAGTTTAATGGTTTTGACGCGGACCGAGAAAAGAAGATTGGTGAATATGCAGCAAAACGTTATAAGGAAGAGCTTGCCAAGGGTAATGTAAAGAATACTCAGATGCTTATCGAAAAGATAGACATGGAAGCTCGTAATGCTTATGCTCAAGGAAAACTTTAAGAATAAATAATAAGAGGTTTTATAATGGATAAGGAAAATTTTTTAACATATTTGAAAGATAAGAATTCGGCCGATATTAAGTCTTTGTTTACTTTTGCGGTTGAAACTCTTAATTTCGCCAATCAGGTTCATATCTATCATTGGTCTTGTGAAAGCGGTTTCCATCATACGCATTTTCAGGAAATTTATGAGAAGCTCCGTGACTTTGCCGATAAGCTTGTTGAAATCTGCCTTGGTAAAGAAGAGTTCTCTATCAATCCGATTCCCGCAGATATTGACGGAAAGATTTACAATACTGAAAACGCACTTCGTAAGCTCCGTAAGTATATCGACGATTTGAGTGTTATTGCGAAGAAGTTTGAAGCTCAGACTGCAATTAACAATTTGATGACTGATACTATTGAAGCACTTGAAGGCGAATTCGGTTTAATTTCTAAATTCTCGTAATAGGTAACTAATGGCAATGATAAATTATACACAGCCTGGTTTTAAACCGCACATGGTTGGTTATAACAAGGCAGGTGATCCGGATAAGACTAATTTTGGTTATCCGCCGAAATATTATTTTGCCGGAACGACAAGAGCTCTTTTGACAGCTTTTGGTAATTTCTTTAATGACATATATATCGGTCGAAGAAATCAATACCAGGAAGTCGAAAAATGGGTTCGTGTTCCTATCAAGTACGGTCCTAGAAAGAAGTCTCATGATTTTAGAACAGAACAGGAGACAGGAGAACCAGCATATATTTCGTTGCCAAATATAACCTATAAGCTTGATGGCATTAGCTATGCAGCTGATAGAGATTCTGGCGTTTATGAAACTCGTGCATTCTATAATGACGTGTTGACCAACGCTGGTATTGAATACGAAATGGAAGAACAGTTCTGGTCTGACGTTCAGCCAGCGCCGATAAATTTGAATATTACAATGGAAATCAACTGTGAAGACATTGATGACGTGAATGATATTGGTGAGCAGATTCTTCCAAGATTCCGTCCAGCAGCTTTCTTAGCTGTAAAGGAATTCTGGTTCTTCAATAAACGCCGTTCTATCAAGCTTAGAATGAATGACCCTGGTATTCAGATTGATAACGACGCAATGGGTGAAGAAGACCGTCGTGAAGTCAAGGGAACAATTACGTTTACAATCGAAGGCGTATACTACTTACCGATTAAGACCGCACAGATTATTACGAAAATCAATACGTTCCTTCAGACAGACAAGACCGCTGGTGCTTTATGGCATGCTCAAGCATTCGGTAATCCTAACGGAACACTTACACAGCCACATGATTTCTCGAATGTATATGATACTTTCGTAACAAGCGCATACGTGCTTTCTGGACAGCCTGTAACCACTTGGGACGACAAGACTAAGACTTCTACTACCGAATATTTTTACACGCGTACGGACCAATTAACGAGGTATAATGCTGACGCTAAGTTGCTTGTTAAGGAAACTAAGCAATGGAGCCCTGCAGACCATCCACTTTATACTACTGAAGAACTGTATGATGATAAGAACTTCTGTTATTATACTTCTGCTGTTCCTCATTACGATGAATGGATAGAGAAAAAGGAATATATGTCGTTATCTGGCTTTGGTGATAACCAGGATGATACGATTAAATTTGGTAATAAGACAATGTATGATAAGTATTTCCGTCCGTTCTCTGCATACTATTCGACATATACAGAAGAAGGAACTGTGAGCGGTATGAATTTCAATTTTGATACACGAACACAGCAAGTTACTTATAGCGGTAAATACGATAAATCAGAACCCAAATTGAAAAAATAAAAGGAGCTTTAAAGCTCCTTTTATTTTATTTCGGAATAATTATTGAAAACTCTTCATCTGCGCCATCTAATGAAAATTCTGCACTTTGTGCCATATCATTTACACGATAAACAACCATTTTGACTTCATTGTTTTCAGCAAAATCCATAACTTTAAAGGTTTTTGGCGAATAATTTTCAGATGTAAAGTTTTGGTCATCTTCGTCAGAGAATACATACATGTATACTTTATCTTCGTCTTCAGAAGGCGCTGTATGAACATAGTTTAATCCTGCATATCGACTATTGACAGATCGCTGTGTTTTTTCATCACATGAATGTTCCAATATTATAATTGGGAAGCCGAGACTATCAGTAGCGACATCTGCACCTATTTCTGTAATTTTCTGATAATTACAGTTATTTTTATAAATAAGTTTCCAATAATTTCTATCGTTTCTGTCGGTATAACCCTTCTTTAATACATAGAAATTAGTACCCCAACCAGCATGTTCCCAAACGAATTCAACAACAGGTGGTGTATATTCTTGATAATTTATAAAAATTTTATATTCACGTTCATTATACGATATTTTAGGTAATTCTTTTTCTTCATAAGTAAGATAGTCAGTACCTAATGCGATTTTGAAATCTGCAATTTGAGCAAACAGCGCAATCGGTTTATGTATTTCACTATATTCGTCTTCAAAGCTTTTATTATAATATGGTCCGACTTTAATTTCATCTAATACCGATTGTGCAGCACCCATTAAGTTAAGATAGAAACCATTAGTATCTGATTTTACACTTGCATAAGTACCTAAGTCAAAAATCTTTTTTGTCCATATATCAGAAGTTATTTGACTTGTAACTGCAGGACAGGTAACTCTACCAAACAATATATCTATAAGTTTATAAGTAACACCTTGATATTGAATAGTCAAATCAACAGGATTAATTGTATTTACACAAATATCAGTTATTAATGCTACATAATTACCATTAATGGAACAACATAAACTTGGTGGTCGAGTGAGACCATATTTAGGATTCCATTGAACTTCCAGATAACAGAAATTAACGCCTATTTTATTACAGAAAGAACGCTTGAGTTTTTCCTCGATATTGAATAGGTTATTGTATGAATTTTTAGAAGCTCTTGCATAGCCATTATCTTGCCATTCATTTTGTTCAGTTCGACCATAGATACTGAATCTTGGTTTCTTGGACGGTGTTTCCATATAAACATGCTTATTTAAGAATTCATCAGCATATTTATTTGTTGGAACTGAACCATCAGAAATGCCAACACCGAAGTCTTCACCATAGGCATTATAACGGTCCCATGTATATTTTACTTGTGCATCAACTGTATTAAACGGGAAAAACAAACTTTCAGTTCTTATTTTGTTAACATAAGCATATACATTTTCTGGATCTGGTATATTCCAAGTATGATTTACACCATTGTCATCTGTTGTTTTCTTAACTGCAAAATCATCAAATAAATTCCACGTATACTTATAATTTTTGATTTCTTGAGAACCACCGAGGCGGTCAAGAATAAAATCTTGGAAATGAATATCTGTATTTGCTACAAGAACATATGCGAGTTTTCTTAATACGCGATGAATCGGTTTTACTTTAAGAATTAATTTGACAATATTATATGAAAGTTCATTGAATTCTCTAAAAGTTAAACCTGTGTCCATGACGTCGACATCAAAACGGGATGTCAAGTAATAACGACCAATATCAGAAAGCTTACCGGAATTACCGATATAACGTTCAGCATTGAGTTCGTCTTCACGTGCAAAATTTTCTTCATGATTGAAGTTATCGGTAATTTCACGTGTAGACCAGATTTCTGCGAGTTTAACACAAAGTCCAATCTGGTTCAATATAAATTTGATACCTCTATAAGTACCAGCCATCTGGTTATAGTATGGAATATTTTTATAGATGTCTTTGATAAAGCTATTGAGTTCCAAACCGGTAATATCGCGGAATACATAATTCTTCAAAACCTCGGTATCTGTATCTTGAGGTTCTGGCGCAGCTCTTAATCCACGAGTAGGCGTTGTTTCTGTTTCATCTTTTTCTTCGGCAGGTAATTGCTTATTACGAAGATAAAAGTTCAAGTCGTCATTGTTCGGCTGGACATTGATACCGTATTGTTTACGATAAAGGTCGATAAGCGGTGCTTCCATGGCCTTAATATCGTCAAAGTTATTGATACGCGCGAACTTTTCAAGAATACTGATATGTTTGCCATTTGTCATGGAAGTATAAACTGTATTAAAGAAATCTTCAGTAGCTTGAACGAAGGATGCGTAATTGTCATTCTTCAAATACTTTGGAACATTTTGTTTAAATCTGATTAAACGACCTTCAGTTGCGCCAATCCATTCGCCATCCATTGCAGTGGCAAATGTTTTAGCTTTTAATGCACCATCAATTTCTGAGTTATTTACGGAAAGCCAGGC